AGATGGCGCGTGACCGTATGGAGTTTGACGCGAGTGAAGCCGACAAACAGCGTCAGGTCGATCTTGCAAAGACCATCATGGCTGAATTTAGTGGCCCCGAAGGCAGTCTAACTGACCCAGAGCAAGCCCTAAACCGTGCATCGGAGATAATGTCACGAATTAATGAAGTTATAGCTGCCACACGCATGGTTGGCGGTGATGTTCCTCTGTCTGAGACCACAATCATGGTCGCTGAAGGCGAAGGCGAAGAACCAACAGTGCTGATGTAGGGTGTGATAATGAACGGTTACAAAGACAATTACGGCAAGATCGAATGGTCACACAGACCCGTTAAAACGGAGAAACGGGTGTATTTGGAGTCCAAACGGTCTCATTTATCCTCGCCAATGGTTTCTGGCGACTATGAGACCTACGCTTGCCCAATAACCGGACGTCAAATCGAAGGTAAGGCAGCGCACAACGCCAACTTGCTCAAGCATGACTGCCGAATTCAAGAAAAGGGTGAATTCGAGGACGTTAAGAAGAACGGCCAGAACAGAATCAACGCTGAGATGGATAAAGCCATCGATAAGTCAGTTGACGCCATCGCAAGCCAGATCGACTTTTAAAAGGGAAAAGATATGTCGGAAACCACAGAAGACGTTGTAGAAACACAGTCCATGGATGATTTTATGGGCGAACAGTTTGACGTTCTGGAAGCGGATTCATCTGAAGAATCTGCACCCGTCATAGAAAAACAAAGTGCTTCGGAAGAAGCGCACACAGATGACGTTGTTGACGAAGCAACAGATATTGACACAGAGAGCGAAGGTTCTGAACCTGACAATCAGACCATCACAGCCCCGCAATCTATGTCGGTGAAAGACCGCGAAGCCTTCTACACCTTACCGCCTGAAAGTCAGCAATGGATTTCAGATCGCGTTAAGAGCCAAGAGGCAGATTATACGCGGAAAACTATGGAAGTCGCAGAACAAAGGAAAATGTACGATAAGTTGGAACAGGCCATTGCGCCTCGCCGACAGCAATTTGCAATGAGTGGAATGGACGACAGCACCGCAATCGGTCAGCTTCTAGCCCTTTCCGACTATGCAGAAAGCGATCCGGTGGGTTTCTCGCGCTACCTGTTAAATCAGCGTGGAATTCCTATTTCTGCATTAACTGAACCCGGCGTGGAAAACCACGTCGATCCTCAAATGCTTGCCATGCAGAACCGTCTGCAAGGCTTCGAGAATCATTTCTCACAACAGCAAGCGCAACAAGAGCAACAAGAAGGGGCCGTCGTTTCGGGAGTTATAGATGGATTTGCATCTGACAATCCATTCTATAGCGAACTTGAATCCGAAATGATCCCGATTGTCTCAGCGTTGCGTGAAAGCAAACCCGGTCTAACCAGCGAACAGTATCTAGCCACAGCTTATAAAATGGCGGTAGCAGCCAATGACGAAGTTGCGGCCAAGATAAATGTTGATGTTAAGGCTAAATCTGAAGCTGAACGCATCTCCAAAGCCAAAAAGCAGTCTACGGCTGCTAAACGGGCGGGCGGAACGCGGGTTAGTTCAACTGGCGTGCTGCCAGCGGGTGCCGCTAAAGCGAAAAGTGTGGATGATTTTATCGGATCTTTGGTTGACGACCGCATGACAGCCTAGACTTGAAAGGTCTAAATCATGGGCGCAAATAGCGACTTTACCGAAATTGCGGCGCTAACGTACCGCCATTTCAAAAACACGTATCTGGAAGATAACGTGTCGAACCACACGGCTCTGCATCAACGGCTGACAGAAAAAGATCGCATTGATCTTATCTCTGGCGGTTGGGAAATTCAGGTTCCTCTGGATTATGCTGAGAACGGCACATACCAACGCTACAGCGGCTACGATACGCTGGATATTGCGCAGTCGGAAGTCTTTACCGCTGCCAATTTTGCCTGGAAACAGGTCGCCATCAACGTCGTAGCGTCTGGCCTCGAAGTTCGCCAGAACAGCGGCAAAGAAGGCGTAATCAAACTTGTGAAAAACAAGTTGAAGAATGCGATGCGGACAGCGGGAAATAACTTCTCGACTGACATCTACAGCGACGGCACGGCTGCTAACCAGATCAATGGTCTGCAAGCTCTTGTGTCGGATGCTGGAACGGGCACCGTTGGTGGAATTAATTCCAGCACTTCCACGTTCTGGAAAAGCATTCTTCAGTCTGCGGCCTCACCGCTGCAAGGCGGAGCCGGTATCACGCCAAGCGCCACAACCATTGAGAGCTTGATGCTCCCATTGTGGTTGGCTCTGACGCGTAATAACGACATGCCTGACCTGATTGTCATGGACGACACCTACTTCACGTTCTTCGACAATAGCCAGACAAGCATCCAACGCTATACCAACACCACGGACCTGAAAACCGGCAGTACTTCGATTAAGTACAAAGGCGCGGATGTGGTGTATGATAGTTCGGCTGCTGGTATGCCGGACGCTCATGCGTATTTCTTGAACACCGACTATATCGGTATTTGCGCCCATCGTGACGCAAACTGGACGGAAGTCCCCGAAAAGTCTTCGGTTAACCAGGACGCGCAGGTTTTGCCGATCATTTGGCAGGGCAACATGACCGTTTCCAACCGTTCACTTCAGGGCGTAATGAAAGCCTAGATCAACTCTGAAAGGAGAGTAAAATGTCAGACTACCAGATTACGAACTCTATTGTGGGGGCGCAGAACATTGCGGATACTTCCACAACTCAAAACCAACCGCTTGGGACGATTGTCAACGCTGTTGACCGCGCTTCCACAGCGTATGGTGCGGGTGAGTTCGTCTACCTCAAAGGCGTCGCATCGACGGTTTTGGGTTCTTTTGTAACGTACAACGCCGACGATAACTCGACTGCACTTTTGGCTGCGAACGCCATTGGTCCAGTTGCCTGCGCTATGTCGATTAATGTTGCCAGTTCATATGGCTGGTATCAGATTTCTGGCAAAGCGGTTGGCAAAGCCAAAGCCAGCTATGCTGACAATGGCCTTGTATATGCGACTTCCACGGCTGGCAGCATCGATGATGCCGTCGTCGCTGGTGATCGTGTGAAACTGGCGTTGGGTGCATCTGCTGTGGACACACCGTCCAGCGGCCTTGCTGAGTTTGAGATTCAGCGGCCATTCATGGACGATGGAACTGCGGCTTAATTATGGACGGGGGCGCTCTTCGGAGGGCGTCCCCATCTTTAAGCAAAAAGGGAGAGTTTTATGGTTGAGATGTTGCAGGAAGAACGACACGGGTTTTATGTTGAGTTTGAATTACGGCCAGAGGAAGATCGGGAAGCATCGATCGATCAGGGAATGCCGGTTTTTAAAGATGTTGAATTTGCTATGATTACGATGCCTGGCGGCGGATTAGTCGTAGATAAGCCAATTAATGAGGCGCTGCTGTACGAATGGAAGAATGGCGACAATCGAAGGAAACCGCCGTCGCCGTTTGCTTACCGAGCATATGAGGCCTGGAAGGAAGGCCGCGAGGCTCCTGTAAACGGCACAGATTTGAAAAACTGGCCTGGAGTGACCCCGGCACAGTTAAAGACATGCCAAAATGCGACGGTCAGAACAATTGAGGATTTAGCCGCGGCTAACGCCGATACGATACGCAAGCTGGGAATGGGCGGCGTAGCGATGATGGAAAAGGCGAAAGCATACTTGGCGTCTGCGAATCAGAACAAGACTTCGGAGGAAGTTTCTGCTCTAATGGTTAAACTTGAGGCTCTATCTGATACAGTTAAGCGGAAAGACGAACAGATTTCCGATTTGTTGGAGCGTTTAGATGATTCTACAAAAAAGCGTGGGCGACCCCGAAAAGAGGACTAAATGACACTTTTAACCATCGTCCAGAATTCGTGTGATATAATCGGCCTGACGCGGCCATCGGTTGTAATTGCATCTCAAGACCAGAATGTGAGGACATTACTGGCGTTGGCGCAGGTAGAGGGACGAGAGCTTCTCGACCGCTATTCCTGGCCCGCCACTCAGATTGAAAAGACGCACACGAGTTTGGCGGCAGAGTTGCAAGGTGTTATGACAACGCTTGCGCCGGGGTTCTCCTACATCACTTCCGGCACGTTCTGGGACCGGACCCTGACGCAGCCATTGACGGGGCCACTATCTCCTATCGAATGGCAAGCCTTAAAGGCCCGTACAGCGACAGGACCATACCCCAGCTACAGATTGTTCGGGGGTAAGCTCTACGCCTACCCAGCGCCCGCTGCGGGGAATACATGGGTGTTTGAATATCAATCGACATATTTCTGTCAATCCAGCGCCGGAGCAAATCAATCGGCATGGGCCGTCGATACAGATGTTGGCGTGCTAGATGAAAACCTGATGGAATTAGGGATTATCTGGCGGTTCAAAAAGAAGAACGGTCTGGATTATTCTGAAGACTTTAGGTCTTATGAGCAGAAACTAGCTAACGAAACTTCACGCGCTGGCGGACGGCGGGTGTTAGATATGTCCGGGATGGGTTCTGCGCCACGCGGCGTCTATGTTCCTGAAGGTAGTTGGGCTTAGAAAGGAATATTCGATATGTCGGACTTTATGATGGACGAAGGCGCTAGACCAATAAGTGAAGATGACATCCTCAAAGAATTGGCAAAGACCGAAGAAGGTAGACGCCTCTTAGAAGAGGTAATGGCGTCAGAGCTTGGTGGTGAATCTGTTGGCGGCGGTGGGGAATTGGGCCAATTAGCTGGAATAGGGCAGCCGTCGCTACCTCAACCGACTAATAGAAAATCCAATGCGGCTCCCCCTGTATTAGGCAATGATGGAACAGACTTTGTCCGCCCAGATATAAGCAATGTGAGTCCAGAAATTTATCCCACTGCGGGGGTGTTGGGAGAAGCCGAATCTGTAGGCGCTGATGAGACTCACACAATGCCAGATGGCACCGTGCATCCTGGTCGTGATCATAAAGCGTATTTAGACATGATAAACGCTTTAATGCCGCAGCCATC